TTTCAGTTTAATCTTTTCAATATGTTCACTCTTTTGAGATGTCTTGGATTTGGTGTCAGTGAACCTACTGACACTTCCTCATCAGAGTATGTTCCCAAGAATTCCGTTGAGGAGATTTCCAACGAAGTTACTGAACTTGATTCAGTAGATCCATCATTCCAATGTTACGAACGTATTCTCGTATCATTGATGCTCGTAAGAAAGATGACTCAAGCTGCCGAGGACTTCCACAAATCATTTGGGGGAGAACTCGATAGCCCTTGTTGTAGGGTTTACCGTCTTTATAGACATTTTGTTAATGAAGACGATGCACCCGCTTGGGCCATACCGAACGTCGTGAATGAGGATACTTACGACGAATATGCCTACCTCCAAGAGGAGTTAGATGCCATCAATAACTCTTTTGAGTTGCTAAATGAAGAGCGTGAGTTATCGGAGATTACGGGCAGGCTCGACGCTTTAAGATTTTTCCCTGTTTCAAAAACAGAAGCGCTACCAGTGGCGTACGTCCAAGAGGTCAAATTCATTTCTGAGAACATACCAGTTATTGATGACCTTTATTATTACTCTGACGAGAACATTCCGTCTGAATTGCCCTCACCATTACTGGATGAGTTGGGGAAGTTGCCGGAGGATCTTGGACCTCTGAATGAAATTGAAGACATTAAGCCGGTGGCGGCCTCAATCACATTGCTATCTGAGTTTAAAGCCTCAGATAATGCTAAGCCACTCGACATAGTCGAAATTGTTCCAGACGTAAGTCTGACGAAACCTTATGAAGCCGTCATATCAGGTAATGATTGGATGACGTTGGGGAGAATGATACCTACTGCTCCCATTCCTACCATAAGGGATGTCTTCTTCTCTGGCCTTTCTCGGCACGGATCGCCGGAAGTGATCCAGAATGCTCTTGATGAATTTCTTCCGCTCCATCATTCAATTGATGATAAGTATTTTCAAGAATGGGTTGAAACTTCAGATAAATCTCTCGATGTCGATCCATGTCGAATCGATCTGAGTGTTTTCAACAACTGGCAGTCTTCGGAAAGCTGCTATGAACCTCGGTTTAAAACCGGTGCATTATCCACACGTAAGGGCACACAAACTGAAGCCCTATTAGCAATAAAGAAACGTAATATGAATGTGCCTAACCTGGGGCAGATTTATGACGTGAATTCTGTTGCTAATTCCGTGGTTAATAAGTTCTTAACGACTGTTATAGATCCTGATAAGTTGTGCATGTTTCCAGATTTTATATCTGAGGGTGAAGTTTCATATTTCCAGGACTATATAGTTGGGAAGAATCCCGACCCTGAATTATATTCAGACCCTCTAGGTGTTCGTTCCATCGATAGCTATAAACACATGATTAAATCCGTGTTAAAGCCCGTTGAAGATAATTCTCTACACCTAGAACGGCCGATGCCAGCAACCATAACATACCACGATAAAGATATCGTGATGTCGTCTTCACCAATTTTTCTGGCTGCTGCTGCCCGCTTGATGTTAATCTTAAGAGATAAGATAACCATACCAAGCGGAAAATTCCATCAATTGTTTTCCATCGATGCTGAAGCCTTTGATGCAAGTTCCCATTTTAAAGAGATAGACTTTTCTAAGTTTGACAAAAGTCAAAATGAGTTGCATCACTTGATCCAAGAAAGGCTTCTGAAATACTTAGGTATACCCAACGAATTTCTAACCTTATGGTTTAATGCGCATAGAAAATCCCGAATTTCAGATTCGAAGAATGGCGTTTTCTTTAACGTCGATTTCCAACGTCGTACTGGAGATGCGCTCACATACTTGGGAAACACGATAGTGACGCTAGCTTGTCTGTGTCATGTGTATAACTTGATGGACCCAAATGTGAAATTCGTTGTTGCTTCCGGTGATGATTCATTGATAGGTACTGTGGAGGAATTACCAAGAGATCGAGAGTTTCTTTTCACGACTCTTTTTAATCTTGAAGCAAAATTTCCTCATAACCAGCCTTTCATATGCAGTAAGTTTTTAATTACTATGCCCACTTTGAGTGGAAGCAAAGTTGTACTGCCAGTACCGAATCCACTGAAACTCCTCATACGCTTGGGTTCGAAGAAAGTCAATGCCGATATATTCGATGAATGGTATCAATCCTGGATTGATACAATTGGTGGTTTTAATGATCACCATGTTATCCGATGCGTTGCCGCGATGACAGCACACAGGTATCTCAGAAGACCGAGTTTATACCTAGAAGCTGCTTTAGAGTCCCTAGGTAAGATCTTCGCTAGTAAGACCTTGTGTAAGGAATGCCTCTTTAATGAGAAGCACGAGTCTAATGTGAAAATTAAGCCTCGTAGAGTGAAAAAATCCCACTCGGATGCCAGGTCAAGGGCACGCCGAGCTTGACGTTTTCTTGACATAAGTCAAATTGCCAACCTCCACTGGGTGGATTAAGGTTGAGGTATAGAATCCTATT